AGCACGCGCCGCGAGGCGCACCGACGCATGGTGCGGATCTGGAAGGGGGCCTAGGAATGACTGAGGAGCCATCTGCGGAGGTTCTGGAGTTCCCGGGGGCTGGGAGTAGGGCAGAGCGCCACGCAGCCCTTAGAAGGCTTGGGGAGGAATGGTGGGAGCCGCCGGCCGAGCTGATCGACACGCTGCCCAAGGGTGGTGTGCAGCTGCGGTACCTGTCCCACATATGGGTGCGCAAGGCGCTGCAGGACGCTGACCCTGATTGGTATTGGGAGCCCATGGGCTATGACAGCGATGGACAGCCCGTGATCGAGCGTGACAGCCAGGGCAACCCGGTGGGGTTCTGGATCTGGCTTCACCTGCTCGGCACCAAGATGCCCGGCTATGGGTCCGTGGAGCCCGGCAAGCGTGACGCCGTGAAGGAGCTGATAGGCGACGCGCTGCGGAACGCCAGCATGCGCCTGGTGGGCGGTGCCTTGTGGGTCAAGGACAACGCCAAGAAAAAGCCGCCGGCGAAAAAGAAGGAGCCGCTGCCCGCTGCTGCCGAGCCAACCGACGACGCGCCGCACCATGAGAAGGCAGCAGGCAAGGACGCATACGACAGATTGGTCGACGAGTTTGGGGAGGAACCCGTCAATGGCGCACTGGCCACGTTCAACATCGCCCGGTTCTCGGAGCTCAATCCGGTCAACGTCGAGGTTGTCAGGGCGTCGTTGGTTCAGCGGGCCCGCCTGGTGCAGGAGCAGGAGCAGCGGGAGAAGGCTGATGGGTAGACAGGCGTACGGGCCCGAAGGAGCATTTCAAAGACAGGTGATCCAGCTGGCGCACACCTTCGGTTGGCTTGTGCAGCACACGCGGCCGGCGAAACAGGGCGACCGCTGGCTCACGCCGATCAGCGGTGATGTGGGATTCCCTGACCTTGTCCTGGTGCATCCTCACCGTGGCGTCCTGTTCGTGGAGCTCAAGAGCGACACAGGCGCAGTCAGTGACGCGCAATACAAGTGGGGGCGCGCCATCAGGGACGGCGGAAGCGAGTGGCGCATCTGGCGCCCGAAGGACTGGCCCGAGATTGAGAAGCGACTTGGGGCAAAGCAGTGATCATCCACGCTGCCAACCCCAAGCGAGACTTCACCGTGATCCCGAACAGGGTGTTGCGTGACGATGCCCTGTCCTACCGGGCCCGAGGACTGCTGGCCTACCTGTTGAGCCAACCGCCTGGCTGGCAGATCAGCAGCGGCAGGCTGGCGATCAAGACCGGCGAGGGGCGCGACGCCGTGCGCACTGCGCTGCGCGAGCTGATGTGTTGCGGGTACCTCGACCTCAAGCGCCGGCAGGATCACCGTGGATTGTGGGAAGCGGAGTACACCGTCACCGATACGCCCTGGTACTTCCAGCCTGACCCTGTGGATAACTCCACCTAGCGTCTCACATAGTGAGACACCCACTGCAGAGCCTGTGGATAACTCGGGCCAGCCTGTGGATAACTGGGCAACCGGGGCCTGATTATCCGGCGCCGGATTCCTAGGCCGTATTAGAAGAACTATAAGACTAAAGACTAAAAGAAGGCGTCATGGGAAAACCTCGGAAGGATCTGGCGAGCAGCGCGTACAGAACACAACGCGCCAGGTTCCTTGCGGAATGGGATGGGCCATGCCATTGGTGCAAGCGTGCCAAGGCTGTCGAGCTTGACCACATCATTCCTGTTGCCGCCGGCATCGACCCAACCGACCAAAGCAACTGGGTTGGTGCATGCAAGAAGTGCAACGCCCGGCGGGGGGCCGAACACCTTGCAAAGACTCGGGCGAACAGGGTGGCAGCTCGCAATCGCGCAGTGAAAAATCCGCCGGCTTTTTTTGAAACCGAATCGACATTGACCCCGACCCCAATTTTCCGTATCTCCGAAAACGGCTTGGACAAGCCAGATTCAAACGGGGTGGATCTGATCGGTCCTGACTTGGGCGAAGGCACTGCCATTCCCCCGCGATTGTCAACGCCGATGTTGGGGGGCGGGAGCTACGGGCCTCAGGTTGGTGCCTGGGCGAAGCAATACCTTGGCGTTGACCTGATGCCGTGGCAGCTGCTTGCGCTTTCCGGCCAGCTCGAGCACGACGAGGCCGGGAATCTGGTGCGCCGGCGGTCGTTGGTGTCAGTCGCCAGGCAGAACGGCAAGACCATGGCCCTGAAAGCGTTGGTGGGGTGGGCTTGCACACAGGAACCCAAGCGCCGGGGCGAGCCCATCATGGTGATCAACACCGCGCACCAGCTCGACCTCGCTGTGGAAATCTTTGAGGCCATCGCGCCGATTCTCAAAGAGGAATGGGGCGCAAAGGTCAAGTGGAGCTACGGCCGCAATGAGGCGATCATGCCTGACGGCACCAGGTGGTTGGTGCAGGCCGCGACGCCCAAGGCTTTCCACGGTTTCTCACCGACGTACATCGTGGCCGACGAAGTGTGGGGAATCAGCCGCGACGTACTGCTGAACGGTGCCCTGCCATCGCAGCGCGTGATGAAATCGCCGTTGCTCTCATGCTGGTCAACCGCCGGCACCGAGGATTCACACGCGATGCTGCAGATGCGCGAGGAAGGGCTGCGCGCCATCGACGAGGGCAAGACTACAAAGCTCTACATGGCCGAATGGTCCGTACCGCCCGGCATCGACCCCATGAGCTCGCCCGAGGTTTGGAAAATGGCTAATCCCGCGATTGGCTACACGCTCGAGCCCGACGTACTGCGCGACGAGTCCGAGCAGGTGGACAAGGCCGCGTTTCTGCGGGCGTCGCTCAACATCTGGATCAGCTCGGAGCGGTCATGGCTTCCGCCTGGACTGTTCGACAGCCTCAAGGTTGACGAAATTCCCGCCGGCGGCGTGCTGGCCGTCGATTCGTCAATTGACGAGTCGCTTTACTGCGGTGTAAGGGCGCAGCGTGTTGGGGACGACCGTATAGGTGTCACCGTGGAGTTTCTGGCTGATTCGCTGGCGCAGTGCTGGCGCAGCATTGGTGAAGCGGCTACCAGCTGCGATGCCATTGCCTTGACCCCGTCGCTGTTTGACATTGCGCCGCCCGAGCTCGAGCGCAAGAAGGTGCAGGTTGGCTACGCCGAGCTGGCGACACACACCGGCACGATCCGCCAGCTGATCATGGAAGGGCGCATTATCCACACCGGCGAGCAGATGCTGGCCGAGCATGTGGACCGGGCCGTGGGCGTCCGTACACAGCGCGGCTATGCGCTCTCGTCGCAAAAGAGCTCGGGCCCGATCACCCTGGCGCGTTGCCTGGTGTTCGCAACGTCACTGGTGGCCCGGCCGGCGCAGCGGTCAAAGCCTGCCATCGCGTTCGGTTAGTAGCCTTATCAGCGTCCATGGGGCGCGGCCGGTGTCTCCCCCCGCGCTTCATGGGCATCAGATCGTATACTTATCGCGTAAGCCTTGCTTTCACTTACATCGAAAGGCACGCTTTCCTTATGGAGTTGTTCAAGCCGAAGGTGAAGGCATCTCCAGCGATGGCATCAGCACCCATCGCGGCAGCTGCTGGCGCTCCGCAACCCGGTAACTTCCTTGGGTACAGCGTCGGAGCCCTCGAGGAAGCAGCGTTGAGCGTCCCGACGGTAGCTAGAGCAATCTCCCTGCTCTCTACCGTCGCTGCCACCCTGAACCTGCGCACCTACACGCTGCAATGGACTGGGCAGCGGTACGAGAAGCTGTACATCGAGGGCGAGAGCTGGATGAATCGCCCCGACCCGCGCACCACGCGCAATTTCATCATGACCAAGACCGCCCGCGACCTTATCCTGTATGGGCGCGCTTTCTGGCTTGTGACGAGTCGCTACAGCACTGGCTTCCCAGCGACGTTTCAGTGGCTTCCGGCCAACCTGTGCGAAACGCCCGACAATGCGCCGCCGGAATGGTTCGGGCCCGTGGACAAGATCAACTTCAATGGGATGCCGCTTGACGTTGCCCAGGTGATCCAGTTCCACAGCGGAAGCCAAGGAATCATCTACCAGGGCAGGCGCGCCATTCAGATCCAGCTCCGGCTCGATCAGGCCGCTGAGCGTTTCGCGTCGAATGAGATTGCCGCTGGCTACCTGCAGCAGAAGGGCGGCGAGCCCATGAGCGGCGAGGAATTGGGCGAAATGGCCGCTGCCTGGGCGGCTAACCGTCGGACCAACGCCATTGGCGCACTGAACGAGCACGTCACATTCGAAAGCTATGACGTTGACCCGTCAAAGCTGCAGCTGGTAGAGGGCAGGGAATACCAGACCAAAGAGCTGTCGCGGCTCATGGACATTCCCGCCTACCTGTTGGCCATCGACCAGTCGGGCATGACCTACGCCAACGCGCAGCAGGCCCGGCAGGATTTGATCCTGTTCGGTGCCCGCCCGCTGCTTCACGCAATCGAGGAACGCCTGTCGATGGATGACGTGATGCCTCGAGGCCGCCACGTTGAGTTCGCCCTTGACGAGTACCTGGACGAGTTCAGCGAAACAGAGATCACGCCGGCGGATCCCCGCCTGGCCCGTACCGAGGAGCTGGTCAATGATTCGGTTTGACGCCGACACCACGCTGATCACCGCGCAGGCCGGCAGCGAAGGCGAGCCCGCCCGCATCGCGGGCATTGCTGTGCCGTGGGATGTGGTGGCCACTGTCTCGGATGGCCAGCAGGTGCGGTTTTCGCGTGGCGCGTTTGACACGGCGCAGAAGCCCGCCAAGCTCATTGAGAACCACGACATCACCCAGCTGCGCGGCGTGGTCGACACGCTGACAGATGGCGATGATGGCCTTGAGTTTGAGGCCACCCTGGCGGATACCCGCGCCAGCCGGGACGCCGTTGCGCTTCTCAAGGCAGGGGCCTATGACGCCGTGAGCGTCGGAGCCCAGCCCACCAAGTTCACCACCGACGCCGAGGGCGTGATGACCGTCACGGAAGCAACCCTCGTCGAGCTCTCTCTGGTCGCCATCCCGGCGTTCAGTGAGGCCGTCATCACGCAGGTGGCGGCAACCGCCGAGGCCCCCGAGGCCGAGCCGGAGCAGGATCCCGAGCAGGACACTGACAACACCGAGCAGGAGATTCAGGAAATGACCGATGCCGAGAAGGCCGAGCCCATCGAGGCAGAGGCCACCATCCCGACTAACCCGATTCTGTACTCCGGCGCCAAGCCGGAGCTGCCGACGGCCGTGGAGTACATCAGCGCCATGATCAAGGGCGGCCACGAGTTCGACAAGATGCAGACCGCTGTTCGCGCTGCGGCCCCCGAGGTCGCCGTGGCTGACACGCCGGGAATCATCCCGACCCCGATCCTCGGGCCGGTCTACAACAACTTCGTCGGCAATCGTCCGATCTGTGACGCTGTTGGCGTTCGCGCCATGCCCGCCGGCGGCAAGGTGTTCATTCGCCCCAAGGTCGTGACCAACACCAGCATGGGCGAGCAGGCGGCTGAGTTCGACACCCTGACCGCTGGCACGTTTGTGGTGGACGACATTCAGGTGACCAAGGGCACCTACGGCGGCTACGTCAACATCAGCGAGCAGGACCTCGACTGGACCGACCCGGCCGTCCTCAGCCTCCTGCTTGACGATATGACCCGCATCTACGCCAGCGCGACCGAGGAAGTGGCGGCTGACGCGCTGGACACCGGCGTGACCAACAGCGACAACTTCGGCCTCGCCAACGTTGGCGACCCGTCTTACTGGGCCGACTGGATCGCCACGGCCGCCGAGACCATCGTGAACGACTCCAATGGCAACTTCCCGACCCACCTGTTTGTCAACCCAAGGATGTGGGGCGAGATGGTCCGCCTGTCGGACGACAGCAAGCGCCCGATGTTCCCGGCCGTCAACCCGCAGAACGCGCTGGGCGGCATGTCGTTCGGCACGGGCAACGGCACCGCCTGGGGCCTGCAGGTGGTCATGTCGCGCAACTTTGACGGCGACACCCTGATCATCGGCGATGCGAGCGGCTACGAGCTGTTCGAGCAGCAGAAGGGTGCCCTCTCGGTCGACAACCCGAGCGACCTGTCGCGCACGATCGCCTTCCGTGGCTACTTCGCCGCCAAGATGATCGACGCTGACAAGTTCGTCAAGGCCAACTTCGTCTAAGCCTGACAGGCTGACCGACTGCCCATGGCCACCTATGCGATCACACACCGCCAGGTCACTGACGACTACCTCGTCGTGCAGACCTTGGAGGGCACAGACATAGGGACCGGGCAGTCGGTCACGCTTGCAGGGCTTGGCGCGACCCTGAATGGGACGTACACCGTCGAGGATGTGCCGGTGTATCTGTTCCTTGGCGTGGATGACCAGGGCGATTTCATGTTTGACCCTGCTGTCACCATCCTGAACCAGCTGTTGATGCCGAAGACCCACGCCGACATTGCGCGTGGGCCTGTGGACGGCACGCTGACGTTCACGACCACCTGCACATGGATCACCAACCAGATGGTCATTGACTGGCTTGGCATCGCCACAGCCACGGCGAATGACACGGCTTTCATCACCAAGTGCGTTGGGGCTGCCAATGCCTACGCCTACCGCCGCCGGCGGGAAGCCGGTTACTACGACAGCCTCACAACGGTGCCTGGTGGCGATGTAGAGCTTGGCACCATCATGTTCGCCGGCAGCCTGTACCGCGAGCGGGGATCCGTTGATTCCTTCGCGTCGTTCGAGCAGATGGGCACGCCTGTGCCCTTCGGTGCCAATGGGCAGATCAATCGTCTGCTGGGCATCAACAGAAGCCAGGTTGCATGACCGCTTCCGGCATTTTCGGGGAAGCTCGAGCAACGCTGGTGGCTTCACTGCAGGCGCTGGGCCTCACTGTCATCACCGACGTGCGTAACGCCCGGCCGATTTCGGTGCTGGTTGATCCGCCAACCTTCACCTGCTTCAACAGCAACATCGCGGAGATTGAGATTGGTGTCAAGATCCTTGCGGCCCCGCCGGGCAACCAGGACAGCCTTGACTACCTGATCACGACGGCCGACACCATCATGAACAGCAGCATTTCGCTGATCCGTGGTATTCCCGGCGTCATGCAAGTGGGCGGGCAGGAAGTCCCGACCTATGACCTCACCGTACGAGTCGGAACCCAAAGGAGTTAACCGCCATGGCGACTACGACTTACCTTTCCCAGCCTGAAGTCCTGACGGTCGACACGGTCGACCTCGTGGATCAGTGCAGCAGCATCAGCTTTACCCTGGGCTACGCCAGCCTGGACAGGACTGCTTTTGGCGACACCGGCAGCCAGATGACCGCCGGTCTGCAGACTGTCAGCGGCACCATGACCTTTTACGTCGACTACGGCGCATCCGGCGTTGAGGCCACCATTGCCGCAGCTCTTGGCCTCGGCACGACTGACATTGTCGTCAAGAAGTCCAGCGGGGCAATCGCGGCCGACAATCCCGAGTGGACGATCAGCAACACCATGATCGCTGACGCGCCCATCACCTACTCTGTGGGCGAGCTTCAGGTCGCGGAGGTGTCGTTCGAGGGCGGTACTTGGGTGCGCGACGTTACGCCGTAGCAATCACGAGGGGAGACACAGATGGCCAAAGCAGACACCGGCAAGCCGCTTCGCTTCACCACCACAGGCGGCACCTGGACAGTCCAGATCGGCGGGTATAAGAACATTGTTCACTTCGAGCGGCACTTCAACACTTCAGCCCAAGTGCTGGAGCGTGCGCCGAGGGTGGAGTACGTCTTGTACCTGGCATGGGACGCTGCCCGAGCGGAGGGCTTGCCGGTCCCCGAGAAGTTCGACGCTTTCATCGATGAGATTGTCGACTTCGAGGAGCTCGAGGACGAGGCGGGGGCAGACGAAAACCCTACCCCAGGGGATCAGTCGGCAGAGCATTAGCCGTCGTGCTGGTGCAAACAGGCTTCTGGCCCCCTGACCTAGACTTCACGATGAAGGATCTGAACACCATCCTGCAGGTGATGAACGAGAGCCAGAGGTAATGCCGGCGACGATCAAGACAGAGGTGGTGGGGGTCAAGGAAACGATCAAGGCATTGCGCCAGGTTGACCCCGAATTCCGAAAGCAGTTCAACCGCGCCGCGAAGGATGTGGTTGCGCCGATGGTGGCCGAGGCCAAGAGCCTGTACCCGCAGCTGCCGCTTTCCGGCATGGCTCGGCCGTGGACGCCCAAGAGCTTTTCCATTTTCCCTTGGCAGGTAGCCAAGGTCCGTTCCGGCGTGAAGGTCAAGACCTCTACGCGCCGCAACAAGAACGCCGTGCTTTACGTGAGCCAGGGCGAGCCCGCCGGCGTCCTGTTCGAGACTGTCAGCAACAACAAGCCCCTTGGCACCAACATCCGGGCCCGTTCTGACCGGGTGCTGTGGCCTACGGCTGACAAGCATGCGCCGCGCATCAACGCTGGCATCGAAAAGATCGTGCGCGAGGCCGAGAAGGTCGTGCAAGGGATGGTGGACTGATGGCGATAACCATCCCGATCCTCACCGACTTCAACGGTCGCGGGATCGACAAGGGCATCGCGCAGTTCCAGAAGCTCGAGACAACCGGCCAGAAGGCTGGCTTTCTCATTCGCAAGGCCGCGCTTCCTGCAGCTGCAGCCATCGGTGCCCTCGCCGCCGGCGCGGTCGTGGCGACCAAGGCAGCCGCCGAGGACGCTGCCGCAGCTGACAAGCTGGCAAACACCCTTGGGCGCGTCACCAAGGCCAACCAGGCGGCGCTGGGAGCGGTTGAGCCCTACATCAGTGCGCTGTCGCAACAGGTGGGCGTGACGGATGACGAGCTGCGCCCGGCGCTCGGCAAGTTGGCGACGGCAACTGGGGATCTGACCAAGAGCCAAGAGCTGCTCGGCGTCGCCTTGGACGTAAGTGCGCAGACGGGCAAGCCGCTGGAATCAGTCACCACAGCACTTGCCAAGGCTTACAGCGGCCAGTTTGGCGCTCTCAATAAGCTGCTGCCCGGTTTTGACCAGGGCATCATCAAGAGCAAGGATTTCACGGCCGCGCAGGACGAGCTCGCCCGCCTCACTGGCGGCGCAGCGTCCGAAAGTGCCAACACTGCCGCCGGCCAGTTCCGCCGCTTCCAGATCACACTGCAGGAGACTAAGGAGAGCATCGGCGCGGCCCTGCTGCCGGTGCTCAACGCCTTCCTGCCAATCCTGCAGTCCGTAGCCAATTGGGTGCAGGAGAACAGCCGGGTGGTGGTGATTCTCGGCGCAGGCATCGCCACGCTTTCCGGCATCGTCTTGGCCGTCAACGCGGCGATGAAGTTGGCAGCTGCTGCCACGGCCGTGATGACTGCTGCGCAGATCGCGCTGAACATTGCCATGAGCGCCAACCCCATTGCAATCGTCGTACTGGCTATCGCTGGGCTGGTGGCTGCAATCGTCATCGCTTACAACAAGAGCGAGACATTCCGCGACATTGTCAATGCGATAGGCAGCGCCCTAGCCGGCGTTGCCCGGTGGATCAACGACAACGTGGTCCCCGCCATCAGCCTGTTCTGGAACACGATGAAAACAGCGTGGAAGTGGATTGACGAGAAGGCTGGTCCGGTCCTTGACGCTTTGAAACTATCGTTGCAGGCGGCTTTTGCGCCAATCACGGTTGCCATCAGTGGGATGCGAACGCTGATTGACCTGCTGGGTTCATGGAAAAAGCAGGTTCCAGCTGGTGCAACGGGTGCTGGTGCTATTAGCGGCGGTGGTGGTGGCATCCCGATCCCACGCGGAGCCGCCGGCGGCATCGTGCGGCGTCCGACGCTCGCCATGATCGGCGAGGCTGGCCCCGAGGCCGTCATTCCGCTCAACAGAACACGCGGGAACGGGCCGCTGCCCGATGGCATGGGCATGAACATCACGGTCAACGCCGGTTTGGTGTCGACGCCCGATCAGGTGGGCCAGCAGATCATCGAGGCCATCCAGCGGGCGCAGCGGCGCTCGGGCCCGGCGTTCGCTCCGGCATGAGTGCTCCGACCATTCAAGTCCTGGTTGGCTTTGAGCAGACCGTCGACTTTGCAACGCCGTTTCAGCTCGACTCGCCGACGTTCGGCCAGCTGGATAACGACACCCTTGGTGGCATTCAAATGCTGGACGTCACCAGCCTGGTCAAAAGCATCAGCATCAACCGTGGCCGCAACCGCGACACCGAGCAGTTCAACGCCGGCACGGCATCGGTGGTGTTCTACGACCCGAACCGCGACCTTGACCCGTTGAATGAGGATTCGCCGTATTACCCGTTCGTCGGGCCGCGCCAGCCCATCGAGGTCTACGCCAACGGCCTGCCGATCTACGCGGGGACGATCACCGATTGGGACCTTGACTACGACTTCACCACGCCCGGCAACCGGATGACGGCGCAGTGCGCTGACAACTT